CTCCACTTTCCCAGGCCCTCCTACAACAGCAAAGGGACCACAGAGACGCCTCCACGAGCACTCGAAAACTCGTCTGACGCAAGCTCTTGGTCTCCAATACTGAACTGTACCGGACTGAAGACGCCTCAACTGATCAACCCATGGATTGGGAACCATAGTTGACTGGGCGTACAGCCGGCACGCTAGGTAGAAGGACCCGGCCCCATCGCACGCACTTCTCCAGACGCCTCTCCCCATGCCCGCCTCCTTGCGAGTGAAAGAACGGAACCCATCCAAAGGCCGGGTAACGTAATCCACTCCAGGAGCCGAGACGAGCGGCCTTTCCTTGTGTTGGGAAAGGTAAAACCGCTCACGGTGGTAGAGGCCGGATTGACGGAGTACCGTATGCGAAACGCGCATGCCCAAGCCCCTTGTCAATGATCTCTGAGAGATCCAGGCTTGAGTAGCGTGATGACGCAGAAAGTAAATCTGCCAAATGCGGCGAGAGGGCCCTGAAAAGCCCGGGGAAAGGGAGGAGAACTGACCAGATAGGGCAGAGGGGGAGTCAGGGTTTGTGAACAAAGCTTTCGAGCGGACAAAGGGAAGGGCCCTCGCACCCTTCGCGCCGCCACGGAAAAGCGTGGAATTGAGCGTAAATACGCTTTCGTTCACCATGGTTTTCCCCTTGGAAAGCACCAAACCCGACCCCCCGACCATTTCCATCCATCTCTCTGCCTCTGCGGGGAGGCACCGAAATACTATGTCATCACCGTTCACTCGGACCGGAACGTCTCTGGGCACAGCCCACTTAAAGACGAGATAATTGATGAGACATAGTAGAGGGAAGGATAGAAATGTCCCCATTAACTGGCCACGGCGCTGGTTCCCACAGATACTGTCGGTGTACAAGAATGCGGAAGACCTCGCCAAGGCAAGGTCCCACACTCCTTTCGGCACACACGAGGAAACGTTACTCAGGCACTCCAAAACGGTACGACTAACCTCTGCCGAAAGATTATCCGTTGCCGCCTCGTAATCACCCGAAACAAATACCTCCCCAGATCTGCAAGAGAAATCCGAAAATCTCTTGGGAACCGCGTCGCCGCGGAGCAACCAGTCCTGCTTGGAAAGATGGTCGTAGAGGACGTTGTGCAAGGGCTTTAATGCACATTGCTCGATAGATGAGGTGGTGACGACGCGTGGCTTGCCGCCGTCAAACACAACACCCGCACGAGCACGTGTATCGGGAGAATCCACAATCTCCCACCCTAGCGCAACGCGGCGCAGTCGCTTCAACTCGAAATTACGAGAGCGACCGCCGCCCCTCCTACGGCCAGCTTCCAAGCAGGCCTTCACAGGAAGAAGAAGACCACCCGCCTCTGAGCGGTAATGGCGATCCCAACCCCGGGGGAACAAACGGGGGATTTCTTTTCTCACAAACCGGAGCAGGCTCCGGTTCGCAGGCTCACCTGCCGTCAGCATTTTGCGAACGTATGCATCTGACAGGCGATTGGGATCACCCTCAAAGGGGATGACCTTCCGAAAAAGGAAGAGCGAGTGCGCAAACGAGTACCTTTTGTTTAACGATAAGGTACCCCACCACTCGCCCCATTGGTGTGAGCTGGGTTTTTCAAGGAGACCCGAGCAAAACTCCTTAACAGCGCCCAACGAGGGCAACTCCGGTAACGCAGGTACACGGACGTTCAGTGCAACGCCCAACCCTGCGGTTAAGAACCGGAGCCGCCCCAGAGTGGACGGGACTGAAGAGCCGACTTCAGCCGCCTTCCCATTGCTGGGGCAAAACATAACACTAGCTTGGTGTAAATAAGCTATTGTCGAAGTTCTGCGAGATCAGGACT